GAAGCGTAGTGATTTTATCTGTTGGAAGCGTAGTTATCGGCGAAGTATTTTTTATATCTTTATCTGTTATTGTGTCGTCATTTACACCAATAGGATCTGCTTTACCCGTGATTGTTACGAGATCTAGACTTTGGACATTTTTGGTGTTTAGTGCGGCTACTTGAGCAGACGTAAGATTCCCAGAGGTAAGCGCGGCTATTTGAGCAGGCGTAAGAGTTACTTCTTTTCCACCAGTAGTACGTTTTACACCTGTATCCGTCAGAGTGTCATCATTTAAACCAATAGCTTCTTTCTGACCCGTAACTTGTACAGAGGTTAGTGCGGGGGCAACTTTGGTATTTAAAGAGGTTAAATTGGTAGAGGTAAGTGCAGCAATTTGATTAGCCGTAAGTTGACTAATCGGGGACGTTATCGGCTTTATATTTCCTTCTGTTATTGTATCGTCATTTACAAAAGAAGGGGTTGACCCGGCAACATTTACGGTACTTAACTTAGCACCTGTACCTAAGTCTGCTTGAAGAAGACCGCTGGCGTTTGCAACATTTAACTCCGCAATTTGTTCTTGTGTGAGTTGGTTCCCAGATGCGTTTCTAGCTACAAGATCTGTTGCAGTGAGATTATTTAGTGGGTCCGCGTTGGCTATGGCTTGGTTAGCCGCAGCAGAAGTATCAGGTGCAGTTGCCGCTGCAATAGCAGCATTTGCGGTTCTGTTTTCAATTGGGGCCGAGCCGGGAACTTTCTTATTAACCTGACCAGCGAGGCTAAGAACCGCATTGTTAATAGCACTGGGATTCTCAGAAGCGACCGCTTCCAATAAAGATACAGCTCTACCCGCTAGAATTGTGTCTTTACTGGTAGCAAGGTCCCCGGCCATCTGAATAGCCAGCCCGTAATTTGGTTTGCTAGACAATAAGTTGGCAGCAAGACTTGCGCCCTGTACTACATCCTTCACAGTAATATAGTCGTCGGCCCCCCCAGCAATTTTAAAATTCCCTATTGTTTGAACTACACCATCTGCATCTGTAAGTATCTTTCCTAAATCATCTTTTAACGGAATATTGAGCATTCCACCGAAGGCTGTCAACGCTCCGGGTAAGTTTCCCTCTTTTATTGCGGCAATAAATCGAAGTTCACTAGCCAACCCACCTATACCAGCGGCGCTGGCGAGGCTAGACAGCCCACTAAGTACATTACCTTTATCAAAGGCGTTGTACGCCATATAGACTTTAGCTGCATCACCCAAAATTCCGGGGTCGCCAATCAAAACGGGCGCTGCGGTTTTTAATACGTCTCCAATATTATGGATGTTTCCAGCGGCACCTTGGAATGCTACGTTACCTGCGGCTACGGCAAGGGGTGGAACCCCTTCAGCCATAAGTGCTAGATTGACCACAGACATAACCGGCCCAAGATCTTGGGCAAGTGCGCCTATCCCAGACTTGCTATATTGCTGAACGGGCAAGGCAATTGTGCCGCCTTTACCATCTGGAACCGGTTGAAAATTATACTCACTAAATCCGCTGCCTTCGTTCTCGGAGCCAAACTTTTTGTTATAGGCGGAAATTATTTGGTCAGGATTGTTTTTGTTGTAGTATATTGGTAATTGTTCTTCTGGGATGATCGTGCGAGATTCATCGCTTCCTGTTTCATAAGCAGGGCGAGTTTCGTACCTTACACCGATATCACCAATACTGGTAATACCATAATCTTTTGCCAAAATTTTGGCAATGTTTTGCATGTGCCGGTCAGCGGACAACGGCGAACCTTGTTTATATACATCCGCTTTCCCTTGAACCGCACCCATCTGTTTGAGAAGGGTGTCATATCCCGCTTGCCAACTATCCGCCATAATTAACCCACTTTCCAATTTGTGCCATCTGAATACACAGGCACATTAGTTGACCCGCCACCAGCTACCGTGGTGCCAAATGTAGATACAGAAGAATCTGTTACAAACGCTCTAGACCCCACGCCGGAAGTAACCGCACTGGGTAACTCGGCTACCGTTAAAGGCACGTTGGCTTTTAACTGACCAATAACCTTATCACGCTCGTTGAAGTACAACCGTAGGACGCTACTAAACTGATCAAAATACTGCCGGTTGTATTCATTAGGCGCAAGGGGCAGGCTGGGCGCAACAGCCTGAAATAGTAAATATTCTGACGTAATGAGGTAGCTCATCGTCTGCCGTCCTGACGTATGTCAATCCGTGGATACCCCAACTGCCACTGGACCCCGAGACCGGTAGATGCGATCTTCATAATCATCTGACGCCCACGCACCCGAATATAGACCTGCCCGGTAAACTGCTCAATAGGTATAGTGGCAGTTCTAGTAACCGTAGCGTTGTCGCTACCGGCAACTGATGTAGGACTGTTATACCCTGACCCGGAATTTTGCATTGGGATTAACGTCATTACGGCAGAGGGGGAGGCTGCGGTAGACCCTTCAAAAGTTACGTCGGGCAGCATCCGGTATATAAACCCGAACCGGTCACCATCCTCAATATCAAACTCTGCTGAAGAAATGTACGCTTCAATAGGAAGCATAGTGGCGGTTTCTCCGTTATCAACCCCACTCTCGTGATTTACGAGGTTGTTACTATAGGTCGCAGCTACAGGGTTATCACGCAGCCCAGAGTCTAACCACGCCGTACGCGCCAGCGTCCCGTAGTACCAAACCCCCTGCCCGCCCTTACCGTCAAGCTCAAGATAGTTATACACAACGTAGCGGTCGATAGTGGTGTTGGGATTGAGTACCGTACCAGTGCCATTAGGCCCGGTGATTGAGCAGTAGAACCACCATACTTCGTTGAATCCTTCGTTCGTCCCGCAGAATATCTGCTCGTTCTGCCCAAAATTTATGTCTTGGAAAATATATTTACGCAGGTCGCAATTAAGTGTGTTGACGCGCCCGTCGTACATGTAGAACTTATCTATCCCCATCCAGAATATTCGGCCTGACGCAAGAATTGCCGCATTTTGGCTAACAATTGAAATATTGTCGCCAAGAATATCTTGTCTCCAAACCGCTGGTGGCCCGACGTACTGTAACGAAAAAATTGCAGAATCCGTAAATACAATTATTTCTTGGCGAGATTGGACCGCTGTAATAATTTCAGACCCGTGAGAAAGCACCATATAGTTAGCTTGGCTGTCTTGGCCCAAAGTCCAATTATAGGGATCTTCAAAGTTTGACCACCGGATGAACATGGGATTTAACGCGCTAGAGCCATAGTCGTTACACCCAAAAGCAAAAACAAACCGGTTGCTGGATACAAATATACTATTTTGTACTGTAGGAACGTCCACTATATTTGAAATATAAACACCAGAGCCAGTCGATGTGGTGTTTACGTACGTTGAACCTCCCTGAGTCAACGATAAGTTGGCGGTTACCCCAACAATATTTTCTAAGTAATATGTCGTGTTTGCCGTAATACCCGTGGGTAGTGACCCCCCTGTACCAGCCGCAAATTGGACCGGAGTACCGACAGTAAATACCGTAGACAGGGTTACTACCGTGGGCGAGGCGTTGGTAAATGTGACAGACCCACCTAAAGAAGATAGCAAAACACCACGTGTGCTAGTTCCGCCGTTTGCGTCCCAGTAGTAGATACTGCCACCACGAGGGGCAAAGATAAGGTCTTCTCCGTAGTTATTTTGACTCCAAAGCCTAATAGAAGTAGTGGTAGTGGCACCGTTACCCCATGTACCTAAACCCCACCCACCAGCACCCCATCCAGAAATTGGAAGTTGAACTTCTGCACCAACGCTAATTTGATACGCAGCAACAACGGCGGACCCACCATACGTACCGGCAGTAAGAGGCGAGGCTAGAGTGATGGAGTAAGAATTAGCATTAATATACGTGATGACGTATTCGGCATTAAAAACGGCGGTTGTTGACCCGCTGAACGTAACGTAGTCCCCGGTGATAGCGCCGTGAGATGCAGCGGTAACTGTGACAGTTGTAGTCCCGTTGGCTGAAAATGGGTTGGCCCCAAGAGTAGTGGTAGCACGGATCGGAGTGATGTCGTAGTACGCGCCACCTTGCTCAATATAGAATTTTAAGTTGGTTCCTACCCCAATCAGATTGGCAAACCCAAGCGTCACCCAATTCCACAGCGACCGGCAGAGGCCAAGAAACGTGCTGGAAGAAATGCGCTGCCACCCACCAATCTTCTCGGGTGTGCCTTGGCGAAACCGGATTTTATCGCTATCAAACCAACCGTTCTCGTTGGCGTAGCGGGTGTTTTCCTTGTTTACTCCGGGTCGAAGTTGAAGTTTCTTGAGTGGCATTACTTGCTCGCTACACCCTTGTGCTTCTCAAATGACCGCATACCGCCAAACCCCAACAGCCCAGCCAGCAGTGTCATGAGTTGCTCAACGTCCAGATCTGGTGGGGGGTTCAACTCTTTGGGGATTATGTCATAACCTTGACCAAAAACCCAGCACCATTGCATCAGGGGGTAGCCAAGGAATTGGTAAGCCAAGCCAAGAACCCCAACCCACCCGACAGCAGGACGCCAGCCACTGACAAATACGCTAGGACTCGCCGCTTCAATCTTATTGACATCCACTTGCGCGAGGTCTGTAGTTTGGTCAATCCTCTTTTCCTCAAGGTCAAGCCTGCGGTCTTCCAACGCCATTTCGAGGCGTTCTTTGTCCGTTGTGTATAGCGAGTCCGCAACCTTGCCAACACCTTCAATGATGCTCCCGATCCCAATCAAATCCATTACTTTAAGCCCCGTAAAGTTCTTTGAATCCAGCCGAGTAAGAACTTGGACTGAGACCTGTCTTTGTTACAGATTTGCGCGTACCGGCTAATTTTGGCAAGGGCGTAGGCGGGAAGAAATTTCTCCACCGTACAAATGTTTAGCCGTTCAAGGGTTTTTGGTCCGATTGCACCGTCTGGAGTTGTTCCGACGATAAGCTGGGCGAGCTTGGAGGCGATTCCAACTCCAGTGTTGACGGCAAAGTTGAAGATTGTCTCGGCAATAGCTTGTTCCTTAAGGTCGTCACCTCGGACACGATCCCAGAAATTAGACTTGTAAAATTCACGAACCAGTGGCGTAGCCGATCCGAAATCTTTGCGATCAATGAACTGCCACCCTGCCCAGTCGGGGTTGGGTTTTCTTGCGATCCCTGCATAGGTCATACCTCCCCGGTCGCCCGGAATGTTCGTTAGTTGGTAGCCGCCTTCGTCACGGATCATTTTTTCAAAGGCTTGTTCAAAATTAGCCATTGTCACCCCCGTGCCTTCTGATGTACTCACTTCGGAGAAACGAAACTTTTTTGCGCCCGTCATGTTTCTTGACTCTACCCAAGGCTGGGGGGTTGTTCAAGTATTCTGCGGCTCGCAGGATCATGTCCGGGTCATCATCAAAGCTACCTAGCGCTGTGTTACACCGCACACACAAAATCCCACGAACGTCATCCGAATCGTGACAGTGGTCTACGGCAAACTTGTATTGCTTAAGCTTGAGAGGGTTGTCACAAATAGCGCAATTATACCCCTGAAGTTTCAACAGGAAGTCATAATCTGATGGGGACAATCCGAACCGGTCAAGACGGTTTATGTCTGATTTACAAGCGCTACAGAGAAAATAGTCCCTGCGACCATGAACAATAAGGTCCTCTCTGGCAAACTCTCCAGTACATACAGCGCAAGATGGCATTTTGAAACCCCGGTGGGTCGCACCGGGGCCTGACCTTAGTTATCGGTCTGTTCGTCTTCTTCAGACTTTTCTGACTCTTCTTCAGCCATAACAGCAACGTCGAAGTGAGCGTCAACCGTGGCCGAGAACAATTCAGTCAGCGTGAAGCGGCTAACACCGTTAGCATCTGCAACGGCATAGGTAGCGGCGATCAAAGCCTGCAACGCGTCGACCGGCTCCGAACCTTCAAGAACTTCGATGATGAGATCTTTCATAACAAACTCCATTCGTTGGTAGGGTGGGAGCACCCCGGCGGGCGAGTGACCCCTCTAAAATCTTACAGTTTACAGAAGACAGAAAAGTTACTTTTTCAGACCTTTGAGCATCATGGTCTCTTCCAGCACCGCCACACGCAAGTCCAGTTTAGACAGCACAACGATAAGTGTGATGATTGCTAACAGAACCGGCCATGCTTTTAGAAACAGTTCAACTATTTCCATTACTTGTCTTTGATAAACGCACCTTTTTTAAAGTTGTGCTTTTAATTGTTCTGCTTTTAATTTCCACGCATCTATAAGTTCTTGATTACCCTCAATTATTGCACTAACAATGTCTGTATTGCCTTTGGCTAATTGAGCCTTTATATTTTGTATTCTTTGGACTTCTACAATATTTTGATTATTGGCAATAGTTACGGCATCAAGCGGGACAACATCAAATGTTTGCGTCCAGCCTGTATCGTTTTTGACCGGGGCCCGTGCCACAAGTTTTTCGGTAATCCAATCAAACGGTACGGGAACTTGCGTTACCAATGCGTAACCATTTTCTGCCAGCACTTCATCTGTCAGAATACCCGGAAGTTGCTTACCTTCTTTCCAACACTCATATCGAATATCGGTATGAAGAATAAAAACACCTTTAGTTTGTTCGTTAATCCACATACTTATTCCTTAAAGATCACCTGTGTTTGTTGACGGGAAACTGCGAGTGTTACCCGGCCAAATGATGCGAACAGCACCAATTGAACCCCCTATATATGGGCCAACTCCAAATTCGGTATTATCAGCCCCACCACCTCCACCATAATCTCCACCAGCTCCGGGGTTTCCTATTTGAGTTGGAAAACCATCGCTGCCGCCCGAGCCGCCCGTGCCGCCTTGATTATTACCAAAACCTCCACCACTGCCATTACTACCTTGTCCAAGTATACCAACACCACCACCGCCAGCTTGACGCCCATTAACAGTGACGCCCCCACCACCGCCACCGCCTCCAGCGCCACTAGCGCCGCCAGATCCTCCGGCGCCAGAATAACCACCAGCGCCGCCACCAGCGCTGCCACCATTTCCACCACCATCTCCGGTTCTAGCTGTTAATGTACCTGCGCTTACTTCTCCATCTCCATTAAATGAACATCTTGTAGTATAAGCAACAGAAGAAACAACAACTGTATAACTATTACCCGGAACAACAGTAATATTGTTTTTATATGCCAAAGCAGAACCATAACTAGTGGATGGTGAACTTCCCACACAAACAACGCTCACGCTAGTAACTCCAGCAGGAGCAGTCCAAGAATATGTACCGGCGGTTGTATAAGCCTGTTGCCCCGGAGGAGCACCAAAGCTACGTTGGTTTTGAAATACCGCTTGTTGTACACCACTCATGTCAAACCACTCCCGGAAATTAACCAAGACGTTGATGTAATTTTAATTGCGGTTGCAGAACCATATTGGGCCAAGGTCCGAGTGCCGGTGGTTCCAGCACTTGACAAATACATGGTGTCAGTCGTAATAGCAATGCTAATTGCGGTTGCCGACAAATTAATAAACGTAATTGCCGTGCCAATTGCATATGCAACTGATGAATTTGCTGGAATTGTATAAGTTGCCGCGCCAGCGCCAGACGCGTGGTAAATGTGTTTGCCAGAATCTGCAAGAACAAGAGTATAACTACCAGTCTGAGCATTTTGCGGGATGTTTCGGAAACCAACAGCATCGGTGCCATCAACCGTACAATTACTTAAAGTTCCAGACGTTGGAGTCCCAAGAACCGGAGTCGTGAGCGAAGGAGAGGTTGAAAGAACGACATTCCCAGAGCCTGTGGAGCTAGTAACCCCAGTTCCGCCACTGCCGACCGCCAGCGTTGCCGACAGTCCAGCAGCAGTGCCAGTCGTGTTCTGATTCAGCGTTGGGATATCCGCAGCAACAATTGCTCTAAATGTAGGAACGCCAGCAGAACCATTGGGTGCAGCTAAAACGTAGTTTGCTGTCTTTGATGCGTATGGGTTCTGAGTGTCCCCGTAACTAGCCGCCAAGCTAATCGCCGGAGTTGAACCGCCAGAAGATGCAACGGGCGAAGTTCCCGTTACAGAAGTAACCGTGCCACCAGAACCCGTTGCGGCAATTGTGATTGATCCACTGGCGTTTGTAATCGTTACACCAGTACCCTGCGTCAGTGTAGTACGGGTAAACCCCGTGCCGTTACCAATATCTAATGCGCCGTTTGCAGGGGTTGTGGTCAGTCCCGTTCCACCGTTAGCAATTGGCAAAGTTCCCGTAACGCCAGTGGTTAAAGGCAGTCCAGTAGCATTCGTAAGAACACCGCTGGCGGGGGTTCCCAGCGCAGGAGTTACAAGCGTCGGAGAAGTCGATAGGACATTGCTTCCAGAACCCGTTGAGGTTGTAACTCCCGTTCCGCCATAACCAACCGCCAATAAGCCAGAATTGATGACAGTAGCCGAAGTCGAAGCAACCTTTACAAAATCAGAACCGTTCCAAGCGACAACCGCCTTTTCGCTGGCAAGTAAGGTCACCCCAGTAGTAGGTCCAGCGCCAACAATCTTGACCGTGTACGTCCCTGACGTATTGTTAATTATGTAGGCTTTGCTTGCTGCCGGGGCCGTGATGGTGATATTGGCCGACGCCGGGGACGCAATAATGATGGCGTACTGAGAGGACGTAGACCCGAGGCTTGAGCCGGTTGTTTTAGTCAGCGTGGTATCGGTCGTGACGGTCACGGACCCAGCAACTGCCGAGTCAATATAGGTAGATATGTAGTTGTTAACCGTGTCGCCCCACGTACCGGACAACTCTCCGGTTGCTGGCAACGCAAGCCCAATAAGCGACGTATACGAAGTAGCCATTTCAAATCCTTAGATGTCGGTCCAGTTTGGCGTTTGGCCTGTGGAGATTGTAGACCAGTTTGGGGTTTCAGTATTGCTGATTGCTGCCCAGTTTGGTGTTTGCGAATCGTCAATCAAGTTCCAAAGGAACGCGGCAATAACAGAATCAGAAATCCCAGCGGCTTCGGCAATAGAGGCAGCAAACGCCCGAGTAGCTGATAATGTGTCTGCGCCATTTGCTGCTTCAGAAAGACTGGTTGCAAAAGTTTGTGCAGCGGATACCGCGTCAATACCACTGGCAGCTTCACTAAGGTCAGAATAAAAAACTGCTTGGATTGATGGGGCATCTGCAATGCCCGCTGTTTCAGAAACAACGCCAAATAAAAAAACACTTGAAGAAAGCGAATCGACACCGCTTGCCGCTTCAGCAATAGAAGAACTAAATAACTGAGCCGCAGAAACGGCATCGACCCCACTTGCCGTTTCTGCAACGGCGCGGTCATAGCCAGACCCACCCCAAGCGGATATGCCCCACCCACCGGAACCCCACCCGCCTTCAGCCACGCTTCCATCCTTTAGGTAGCAGTCAAGCTAAATGTGTACGTCACATTTAGCGTATCACCAGAAGCAACCGTACGGTCACCCGGAGCGGAGAAGTCCGCCGCAGAGAACAACGTGCCCGTTGTACCCGACTTTGCACTGCCGCTTGTTAAGAACGCGCCGCCAACCGTAGCAGTAGCGTTGATACTAAATGCAGCGGGGGAAGCCGAGTTAGTTGCCACTGACGGGTTAGCCGTCGTAGCCGTAGCAAAAGTACAAGCCACACGGGTCGCGTTACTATATGGAACCGCTTCGGTCCAGCCCGCGTGACTAGCCATCGTGTCACCAGCCGCAGGAGTGTTTGAAGCCCCGGCACCATACAGCCCAATATACCACGTAGTGATTTGGGTCACGCTAGTCAGCGCCGATCCAGCCATATATGCAAGACCCGTGTTGACAACCAAGTTGTCCGTCTCATCTGCCCACTTTAGTTTACCGTCTGGGCCGAAGCACTCAAAACGGAAAACGCCTTTGGCTGCTGCTTTTTGTTCCATGATTACCCTAATTAGATGACCGAATCAACGCATCCGTTGCGTTGTTGGTAGGAAGCGCGATGGTAAACGTATTACCAGAGACCGTCTTGTCCGCCCCAAAATCCAGCACGGCGATAGACCGGTTAGCTTTACTAGAGTTGTATATCAACGCCGCGCGGGTCGTAAATGAAGCAGCGGGCCAGCTAGGGTTGTTAAAACTAACGTACGCTGTATACCCAGAAGAGTTGACCGTCACCCCAGTAATCACCACACCCCCAGCCGTGTACCCTGTACCCGTGATTTCGTTGGTAGTGGAGTAGGCAGTGGTGCTTTCATTAAGGGTGGCGTTTCCGGTGTACAGCGCAATTTTAAGTGTGTCTGTTAGCAGGTTATGGATCGCCTGATACAACTCCGCCTTAAAACTTGTGGTCTGGGTCTGGATAATCATTAGATCACCGGCACGCGGGTCTGACCACTACGGTACGCATCCTGACGATCTTTCCCATCGCCCAACTGTTTGAGCAGGATCAAGGAGTTGTCGTACATACCCTTATAGACCGCAATCAAATCTTGCTCACCTTTCATAAACCGGATGGCTTCAACCAATGCACCGTTTAGCAGGGCGGAATCAAAGTTATCACCAAGCCACGTGGTCCCCGCAGTCACTATGGACTCCGGATAGTAGAAATAATGCAACTCCATCGTGTACACAGCGTTTGGAGTAGGGCCAAGAATAAACGAAAGCTCGTTTACATTACTAGAAAGAGGACCAAAAATAGCGTAGTGGGCTGGGAGCCCGGTGCTGGTTGGGTTTGGATACGCTTCACGAATAAAATTAACGTCTTTATTAAGAAGGAACGTATAATCCCCCGACGCGTTAATAACCGCTAAAGAGTACGTAGATAAAAAATCACCGGGGCAAGCAAGATATTTATTTCCCGTTGACGTTACTCCGGTCACGTTTTTCCGCAAGTTGGGCAGTTGGACCGTGTTATAGATCTTCTGCTCAGCCTGCTGGATGAACATATTTACATCTCTTGTCAGGAAAGTATTTTCCGTGATGTCTTGTATGTTCGTGACCAGATCGGCGTAGTTCATGCCATCGGACCCCGAGACATTTTACCTTTAGTGGCAGCACCAGTTCCCCGCATCTGAATACCGGAGGTCTTGGGTGGTGGACACTCGCTGCTAGAGATGTTACCAACGCTGACGCACAGGTCATCAAGGCTCATCGAACGAGATTTTTTACCGTAGCCGCTGTTACTCAAGTCGACACCAGCTTTCCCAGTCATGTCATGCGGTGCGGCGTAGGTCGAAGCGGGTCCAACTTCTTTGCCGCCCTTTTTCATACTGAAGTCACCCATCACCGCCCCCGTGCGCCGCTGCGCTGGTTCATGGCACGGGACAAATTCTTCCCGTACTTCATGCGGTCGTCCGTAGTTGGGCCACCGGCTTTCATGCCTTTGGCTCCCTTGTGCATACGCTTCTCGTGACCACGGATTTCCGTGTCCGCGATAGCTTTAACTTCTTTCTTGTCCATCACGGACTCCTATGATGTCGTAACCGTTACTGTACCAACGTATGTCGTTGCAACCAAGTAGTTTGGCGTCAAAGGATCATCAAACCCC